GATGCTTTCGCGGTTGCAACGTCCTTGAATCCAAGTCCATGAATCGTTCCTTTTGGATTTTCATCCGTATAAAGGTCCGAGTGCTTTTTGGAGTTTGCTGGTTGACCAGGTTTTCTTGGAATACGTGGGTTACTCATTTCTTTTTACGACCTGCACAATGTGCTCTTTGTGAAAATCCCTTGGGGTTAGAGCAATCAATACTCTTTTTATATTTATTACTCCAACCTTCTTGGAATTGACCAAAAGTTTTTCTAACTCTTTGATAGTTACTTTCGTCCATCCTATCTACAAACATCTTGGATGCTGCAACCATACTATCAATAGATGGACCATCGCTTGATTTACTCAAAGACAACTTCATAACTGGATAAACATTGGAAAATCTCCACTTTGCCATTCCAGGTTCTGCAGGAGTTTGATAGTCTTGTGTTAAGTCATCGATACCTGCAGGAAATAATCTAGGATCTGCTCCTGCTACCGGACCAGAAACATCAGCGGCATTTGTGTATCCGCCATTTCCAACGCCATTTGTAGGTTGTTCTGATAAGAACTGCTTAAAAGATTTCATACTTTTGTTAGCGTCTTTGAAATTTTAAACACAGTTGATGAACTAGAACTTGGAGTTGCTCTAACTCTCACATTACCAGAATTGATATCGGCATCAAATGTCGCAAGAGAATCGGATGTTGTTTTTATTGTTCCAAATTCTGACAGGTAGACATTAGTTCCGTCATGTAAAACGTTTAGTGTCGTCACATGATATGATGTTCCTTGCGTTATTTGAATTTGATATTGTGCAGATCTAAAGATACTTGCATTAAAAGTATCTATATTAGATTCTGATGTAGTGGTCGTTGTCGCTGTTGCAGCTTCAAGTTTTATTATTGTTGTTTGACTGCCAGCACCAATTTCTAAACCACTTCTAGCAGTGGCAATACCAATAGAATCGACATAAGTTACATCATCATAAGTGATTGTACCACCAACACTTAGATTTCCAGTAAGAGTAAGACTAACTCCGGTTGCGCCATCTGCTAATGATGTAGCTTCTCCACTACCGGAGAGTGCAGTGCTTGCAATACCAACCCACTGAGATCCATTGTAAATTAAAAGTTTATCAGTGCCTGTTGTTTGGTCAAAACTAACATCATCAAGGTCTTTGATGAATCCAGCACCACCGCCACCAATGGTATAAAGTTGCTGCTGAATTCTATTGATGAATAACTTATAGTGCTTTGCTAGATCTTCATGTGTAGCAAAGTTTTGATCCATTGGAGTTAAAGGATCAATATTAGACTCACTAGGATCGGGTTGAACGGGTCTGTTGTTGATCTCTTCCTTTAAGACCTCTTGTTTTCCTCTAATCTCTTCAACTATAATTTTTAAAGATCTAAGTCCATCATTAAATTCATCTCTTACTTCATCAATTTGTTCATCATAATATTTTACCTCAGGTAACTCTGATATTTCTTTCTTTAGATCATTAAAATATCCAAGAAGTAATTCATCAGTTTTTACACTTTCTCTGTTTACTTCTTTAAGATCTTTTTTGAGTGTCTGCTTGAGAAGATTATATTCACCGAGTAATTGCTTCTTTAACTTTCTATCATCATCTTTAAACTCTTTGTGATGACCCCACATACGCATTGAGGTCTCTTTAATTTCTTTCCAAATCTTTTCTTTCTCTGTATCAAACCTAGTATTAATACTTTCTCTTAATTCATTAAACTCAGTTCTAGTTTCAAATTCCTTCTTATCAAAGTGCTCTTCAATTCTATCCAGATCATATTCAACCTTTCCTCTCAGTCCCTCAACAGCATCATGGACTTTAACAAAATCATCATCAATTACACTAAAAGTCTTTCCAATCCATGAGAAATCAGGGACTTCATTTACCTCATTGACCCACTTAGGGAATGTAGGAATTTGATCTTGTACCTCTTGAACTGCTATTCTTAGAGATTGAATATCTTCTTCATAATATTTTGGTTCAGGTAATTCCTCAATATTCTGATTAATCTGCTCAAGGCGTTGCTCTAATATACTGATTTGATCATCATAATATTTTATCTCTGGTATATCTGCAGCGTTCTTATCTATTACTTGTTTTACAAGATCAATCTGCTCACAGATTGCCTCTATCTCTGCTTCATAGTATCTAACTTCAGGTATCTCATCTCTTACTTGATTAATCTGTTCTGTTAGATTTTCTAATTCTTTGTCGTAATACTTTATCTCTGGAATGTCTGGAATGTCATTTCTAACATCATTAATCAGACGAATTAATTCTGGGAATGGTGGAATTATATCTTTTACTTCTGCAAACGTATTTCCCTCAGCGTCCTCTATGGTTTGAACTGCTTCTTCTATCTCTTCTTCTTCAATATAGTCCTCAACAGAAGGTAATTCCGTTTTAACTTCTTCTGTTAAGTAATCTTCAACTGATGGTAAATCATTTAGATCTACAATATAATCATCAATTGAAGGTAAATCCTCTCTTGACATTGTATTAGTAACCTTGGTACTTTGGGATTTCTCTCCCCAGATTATTTATTGTCCTTTTGACTTTCACTCTTCAATAATTTTGCAAGATCTGCTGTAGACCCTACAAAGAGAGCATTGGTTACATTCGTTGGTCCCTTTGTAGATTCTTCATTGACATCCTTAAGTTCTTTCTGTAACTTCATTAACTTATCAGTTGCATCAGCGACGTTTTTAATTAACTGACCCGCAACTTCATATGCTCTTGGCATTTCACTTTCTTGGGCTAACTCTAAGATACCATTGAGTGCTTCTTGCCCTTTTTCGATGATACTGTAAAGATTACCACGAGTGTATTCATAATCTTTTTTTACATCATCTACAGACTCTCTCACCTTTTCAATTTTGTCTTTGACAACTTCAGGTTGAACAACATCTGCTGAGACATTGAACTCATCATTTAATTCATCAAATTGCTTTGTCATTTTCATTCTATCGTTCCATCAAATCCAAAATCATCTCCCATTGGAATCAGATCATCATCAGCATCAGTGATTGAGAGAACGGCAGCACCTCTTACATGATCTTCAATAGTCGTTCCATCTTGTCCTCTTAGAACTGTAATTTTATTGCCATTAATTGATTTTACAAATAGTTGCTCGTTATCAATATCGATGTATGTCTTAGCGGTAATCCCGGATGCACTTTCAACCTCAAATACAGTGTCTGCAATAACAGCATCTGTTGCAAGATTAGTAAGGACATTTCCAGTGTAATTTTTGATTGCCCTTGGAGTAACTCTGTACGTAATATCTCTGTCTGTATTTGTAGTATCTGTTCCTGCGAGGTAACTGATTCTGGCAGAACGAACGATATTTTTCGTTGCGTCTGTAACTGGTCCAAACAGATATGTTTTTGCAGTAAATCTTAAAGTATAAAGCAAGACTCTACGTGTTTTAAAGTCACCATCATAATCATCTTGCATTGTTATGTTCTCTAATACGATAGGAACATCTCTTTTCTCATTTATTGATCCAACCAGATTAACTGTAAGATTATACGCTGGTTGAAAGTATGGTAAAATTTGTTCTACAATCTGTAAAGCATCATCATTTAATTTTGCCATGATGCTCAGTTCAAACGCCATGTTGTATGGAACTGGCATATAATTTTTTTTAGTGGTGCTCGCTGACGTTGGATCCTTTACAGTAAACTGTTGTGTTGTAGTTACCTTTCTAGTAGGATCATAAGTCAACCCAGTGAATTCAAATGACATCCTGGGTAGAGACATCGCTGTGGACTTATTTAAATCTGCTGTCTGTTCGAGACGTGCCAAAAACTTTTGAGTAGGTCCATAAGCAAGAGGAACTTTGACAATACTCGTTGTATTATCAGAGGAGTCTTTTTGCTGAATCTCCAAACCATTGAAAAGAGTACCAAAAGAAATAATGGTCTTTCTCAATATTTCGTTATAAAAATACTCAAACATTTTGGTTACCTTCTATACCTGTATTTATGGAGTACCAAAAGGATTTGATTCTGAGAAGTCTAATATTGCATCTGCCTCTAATTCAAAGTTGTCATTATCAGCATATCCATCATCAGCAGGACTTGTTGATGTATCTAAAATCAAATTAGTTGCACCGGACGTTGCACCAGTGATTGTTTCCCCTTTAAGGAATATTCCAGTAACATCATAGATGTCCAGTTCTCTGGTCGCAGTATCCCATTTTCTAACCCTTGCAGTCGCACCCGAAGTTCCGCCCGTAACAGTTTCATTGAAACTGAAGTTTCCACTTCCCGACGATCCTGGAGAGGCAATACTGATTGTTGGTGCCACTGTATATCCAAGACCAGCATTGGTAATATAAATCGCGGAGATGGTCCCTGTTGCGCTTACAACAGCGGTTGCAGCAGCGGAGACAGTAGATATACCTGTGAAGGTAATTGTGGGTGATGTAGTGTAACCCGAACCGCCTGAGGTGACGGTTACAATACCAATAGCGCCCTCTGTACTAAGGACAGATGTTGCTGCAGCACCCGCTCCTGTTCCATCCGCATTATTAGTGAAGAACTGAATTTTAGGTGCAACAGTGTAACCCGAACCAGGGTTTATTAATGGTGCGCTTTGTGCAACCACTTGATTACCATCAGGGCTTGCAGCACCCGTGCACACAACAATTCCCCCACGAGTAAACACTGTTGCAATACCAGTGACACCACCTGATGGTGCTGAAGATATTGCAACTCTTGGAGGAACAATATAATTGGATCCTCTATTTGTAATACCTATGCGTCTGATCGCACCAGTAACAATACCAGTTATAGCAGTTGCCCGAGATGCAGTTCCAACTAAGGTGAGTTTTTGAATACCAACACCTTGGAAAATTGTATCCCCATCAGCACCTTCAATTCCTTCAAGGGTGTCATCTATTTCATCTACACCCGTATCAATAATTTCATTTTCAATACGGAAGAGTTCACATCTCAACTCATACACATAGTTTTTCTGCAGTTGATAAAATGGTTTCTCATGCTCAACGTATTTGATTTCAAACAGACGATCTCCCAAGGGAAAATAAATTAAATCTCCCTCTTTTGGTCTTGTTGATAATTTAATATTTTCTTCGTTCTTTATCAAAGGAGAAATGTAACTTTCAAATCTTTCCTTTGAAATAATGAGAGTTATCTCATTTGTTTGCTGTATCCCAAACTTAGACAAGAGCGTTGGACTATCTCCA